TCTTCCCGGTGCAAGCGCACTTCCAACCGCTACGGCTTCACCAGCAATGGTTGTTGCTCGTATGGCTCGACTCCTTGACACGCAGTTTGTTGACAAGGACAATCGTTGGTTGGTTATTCATCCTACCTTTATGGAAGTTCTAATGGACGAAGATAGTCGTCTGTTTAACAGTGACTTCGGTGAGTCAGGCGGAATGCGTAACGGTTTGACGATTAACAACTTCTATGGTTTCAAGGTATATGTTTCTAACAACCTGCCTTCGGTTGGTACTGGCCCAGACACTTCTGGTACGGCTAACCAAAACAGTAACTACGGCGTTATTGTTGGTGGTCATTCTTCGGCTGCAGCTTCTGCTAGTCAAATTATGAAGACGGAAACTTATCGTGATCCAGACAGCTTTGCTGACATTGTTCGTGGCATGCACCTCTATGGTCGTAAGATTCTACGCCCAGAGGCACTTGTCACTGCTAAATATAACGTAGCGTAGGGGTATAAATCATGGCAACTTTTGATATGACCGCTAAATCAACCGTAGGTGTTGATTCTGACTCGCTCGCTATTCTACCTGATGTACGTAATCAGTCTTACTTGGTTGAATCTATTCTAGATATCACTAAGCTTGTTGCTGCTGGAACTTTTTCTGCAGTTACGAATGGTGACATCTTCCAAGTACTAGAAATTCCTGCTGGCACAGTCGTTATTGCTGCTGGTGCGGAAGTTCTTACTGTTATGAGTGGTACTTCTGTTACTGTTGACATTGACTTTGCTGCTGGCGATGACATTGTTGATGGTGGAGATACTAGCTCTACAGGTTACCTTGCTTCAGGAACTAACGGTGGGGCTAATGAGCCTTCCGCTACTACGTATACTCACTTTGTGGGTACAACTGACACCATTGATGTGAAGTTTATTGCTTCATCTAGTGATGTAACGTCAGGTGTACTTCGTGTGTATGCTGTTTGCTGTGATCTCAACGGTGTTGCAGATACAGCTACTGAAGTTGATCGTGATCAACTTGCATAAGTAAATATTGTGTGGGGAGGTGCTTCGGCATCTCTCCATGCTTTATTTTGTTTGGGTAAGATATATGGCAAATACTTTTTTAACGTATGTTAATGACACTCTTGTTAGGCTAAATGAAGTTGAGCTTACAGCAACTACATTCAGTGATGCACGAGGAGTACAGACCCAAGCTAAAAATGCGGTCAATCAGGCTATTCGTTATATTAATCAACGAGAGTTTGGCTGGCCGTTTAATCATGCTGAAGCCAATGTTACATTAGTAGCAGGGGTTACAAGATATACTGCGCCTACTAACACTAAAACAATTGATTTTGATTCTTTTCGTATTCGTAAAGATAGTGACTTAGGCGCATCTAGTACATATTTAAGCAACATTGTTTATAAAGATTATTTAGAAAATAGAAGTAGTCAAGAAGATTTATCTGAAACAACTACACTATCTAGTGGCATTGATGCTGATGATGATACTATTCCTGTAGCAAGTACTACAGACTTTAGTAGTACGGGCACAATTGTTATTGGTTCAGAAAGTATTACATATACAGGTGTTACTTCTACTACATTTACCGGAGCTAGTCGTGGAGCAAGCAGTAGCACTGCGGCAGTGCATGACAGTGGCACAACGGTAGCACAGTTTAGTTCAGGCAGTGTTCCTCAGTTTGTGTTTAGAGGACCAAATGATAGTTACGGGTTAAGTCCATACCCTAATAAAACGTATGCTTTAACCTTTGATTACTACACCTTTCCTTCTGCTGATCTTAGCGCACACAGTGACACAACTACTATTCCCGATAGATTTAAGCACGTGATTATAGATGGTGCTATTTCATACATGTATTTCTTTAGAGGAGAAGCGCCTTTGTATGAAAGAAGCTTTGCGCTGTTTAACGACGGCATTAAAAATATGCAAACCCTATTAATTAATCGCAATGATTATGTAAGGTCTACATATATTACTTCTTCTGCGCTCTCTTCGGGTTTTAGTTCTAACAATCTTTAGTAGGAAATAAGTTAATGGGAAGGTTTAAAAACGTAGGTGTTAGTTTAACTGGCACAACTTTAACTACACTGTATACTTGTCCTACAAATTTTACAGCAATTATACGAGAAATTTTTATTACTAATGTTGATGGTTCTGCTGCAGTAGATATTACACTTAGCTGGACAGACACAAGTGCTAGTGCTACTTACTCACTCTTAAGCACACAGAGTATCGCAGCAGATAGTCATCTTAGATTTAACGATGCACAAATAGTGCTAGAGTCTGGTGACATACTAAAAGCACAAGCAGGGGCTGCAAACGATGCAATGGTTTCTGTGTTTATTGAAGAATTATTAAGGCCACAAGGTTAGCTATGCCAGATACTGCTTCAATTTCACCAGTTACTGTATCGTTAGGTGGAGGATTAATCCTTGACCAAGATGACTTTAGCATACCTCCCGGTGCTGCAGTAGAACTGCAAAACTTTGAGCCTTCAGTTAACGGTGGATACCGTAGACTTAGTGGGTCAACAAAGTGGGACACTAATCAAGTTAACGGCGATAATGCTGTTATTGGTGTTAAGATATTTAACAATGGTGTCGTAGCAGCAGCAGGAAATTTAGTAAGGTTTAGCACAAGCAGTGGCTGGTCTACTATAGGTACTCGTACTTCTGCTGGTCGTTATAAGTTTGACACGTTTAACTTTAATAATACTAATAAGCTTATTATGGTTGATGATGTCAATCAAGCTGCAACGTATGATGGAAGTACGTATACTTTAATTAGTACTACAGGGGCACCTTCTGATCCTGCTTCTGTTGCGGTGTTTAGAGATCATGTATTTTTTGCAGGTATGTCAACTAACCCGCAAGAGGTTGTGTTTAGTGCGCCCTTTGCTGAAACAGATTTTACTGTAGCAAACGGAGCAGGGTCTGTTAGAGTTGACACAAATGTTACAGCGTTAAAAGTGTTTCGTGATACACTGTACATTTTTGGTCTTGATAAGATATACAAGCTAGTAGGCACTAGCGTTGCAGACTTTCAAATACAACCAGTGACTAGAACACTGGGTTGTGCTGATGGGTTCTCAGTTCAAGAGCTTGGTGGTGACTTAATCTTTCTATCTCTTGATGGATTAAGAACAATTGCTGCAACAGAAAGAATTGGTGACGTTGAGTTAGGAACTATTTCAAAGCCTATACAACAACGTATGCAAAGTGTTGTTGCTAATAGGGCTAACATTACTTCTACTGTTATTAGAGGTAAAAGTCAGTATCGTATTTTCTACCCTACTTCTGCTACTGAAACTGCTGCTTCTGTTCGTGGTGTTTTAGGGACACTTAAAAGAAATGTACAGAATGCTTTAGGTTTTGAGTGGGCAGATATGAAGGGACTAAAACCTTCTTCACTTGATTCTGATTTTATTAGTAACATAGAAATTATAGTTGAAGGTGGCTTTGATGGCTACGTAAGACAACAAGAAAGTAGTACTGTATTTACATTTGACGGGGAAAATATTGTAGCTTTTTACCGCTCACCAGATTTATCTTTGGGTGATGCTGGTCTAAGAAAAGTAATGCAGCGTGTAATTCTTAACTATGAAGTAGAAGGTACAATTGCTGCTGAGTTAAGAATTAGGTATGACTCAGACTCTATCAATGTTCCTCAACCTGCTAAACTAGACATTACATCACCGGGAGGCATAGCTCTTTTTGGTAGTGCAGCCAGCACTTATGGAAGTGCAGTTTACGGTTCAAGTGGTGCGCCTATTTTTAGACAGTCTATTGAAGGTTCTGGTTTTCTTGTTGCAACAAAGATAAACCACAATAGTTCAAATAGACCTTTTACGCTTAATTCATATCAGTTTGAGTTTACATCTGGAGGAAGACGATAATGGGTACAGGTTACGTAAGACGTAGTACCACTGAAATAGCCACTGGCGAAGTCATTGAAGCTGCTGACTTTAACAATGAGTTTAACGACATTGTTAGTGCTTTCACAGCATCAACCGGACACTCGCATGATGGCACTACATCAGAAGGTGGTAATGTAACCAAGCTACTTGGTGCTGCAATCACTATTGGTGATGGCTCTGCTGGTGCAGANATTGTTTTAACCTTTGATGGTGAGACAACCGATGGTGTGCTTACTTGGATGGAAGACGAGGATCACTTTAAGTTTAGTGATGACATTGTTGTAGATGGTACAAAGCGTCTGTACTTTAATGATGAGGGTGGTGAGTATATTCATGGCGACGGTACAGACTTAAATCTTGTATCTGGCGCTGATATCAACATACCCGCAAACATTGGGCTAACCTTTGGTGATGATGGCGAAAAGATTGAGGGCGATGGTAGTGACCTAACCGTTTCGTCTTCTGCTGTACTTACACTTGATGCTGGTGGTGGTATTACTATTGACGCAGATAGTGGCACAATTACCTTTGCTGATGGTGGGGTTTCACTTGGTACAATAACTTCAAGTGGCTATAGCGGAACTGCCGCAGTTGCCACTACGGTAACTATCACAGACAACGAGTCAACGGATGAAAGCAACGCTCTTATCTTTACAGCAGGTGGTGATGTTGATGGGGGTAACTTAGGGTTAGAGTCAGATGGTACACTAACCTACAATCCCAGCACTGGCGTTGTAACTGCTACAGGTTTTGTTGGGGCACTAACAGGTAACGTCACAGGTAACGTAAGTGGTACAGCCGCTACAGTTACAGGTGCTGCTCAAACTAATATTACAAGTCTTGGCACTTTGACTGCTCTTACTGTTGATGATGTAGCTATAAACGGTAAAGTCATTACAATGACTGGAGACACCAGTGATACGGTTGTCTTTACTGCCGGTGCAGCCGGTACACTTAGTATTGTGACAACCGATGCTGCAGGTGCTGCAGGTAATATTCAAATTACTGCAGACGGTACAGTAGACATTGATTCAGCAAGCACTTTAACTTTGGATTCTGGAGCAGCAATTAATCTTGAACCTGCTTCTGGTTCAGCAATTCTATTAGATGGAACTATTAGCATAGATGCTGGTGTTGTTACTGGAGCAACGTCAATTACTTCAACAGTGTTTGTTGGAGATGTTACGGGGGATATTACAGGTACAGCAGATGTAGCTACCGTTGCTACTACCGTAACTATTACGGATAACGAATCGACCAATGAAAATAATGCTATTGTCTTTACCGCTGGTGGAGACGTAGATGGTGGCAATCTAGGACTAGAGTCAGACGGAACGCTAACCTACAACCCAAGTACAGGTGCGGTTACAGCTACAGGGTTTGTTGGTGCGCTAACTGGTAACGTGACGGGTAACGCTAGTGGCACGGCTGCTACTGTTACAGGCGCTGCTCAAACTAATATTACAAGTCTTGGTACGCTGACTGCTCTTACGGTCGATGATGTGGCTGTTAACGGCAAAGTCATTACCATGACGGGTGATACTAGTGACACTGTTGTGTTTACGGCGGGTGCTGCTGGTACTCTTAGCATTGTAACTACTGATGCTGCTGGTGCTGACGGTCACATTACAATCACAGCAGACGGTACGTTTGAGGCTGATGGCACAACCATTACGCTAGACTCAGCAGGAGACATTGATCTTAACGCTGGTGGTGGTGATATCTTCTTTAAGGAAGCTTCTACTACCTTTGGCTCTGCTACTAACTCTAGTGGTGAGCTAGTCCTTAAATCAGGTACAACTACGGCCTTGACATTTAGTGGCGCAAATGCTACACTTGCAGGTGATTTAACAATCTCTGGCGATGACTTGTTCATGGCTACGAATACNAGCGGTCACGTTCTGGTTGCTGATGGAACGAACTACAATCCTGTTGCAGTAAGTGGTGACGTTACTATGGCAGCGTCCGGTGCAGTAACGATTGCAAGTACTGCTGTTGAGAGTGGAATGCTTAACAACAACATTATCTCNGGTCAAACAGAACTAGCTTCTGGTTTGGCAACTACAGATGAAATACTAGTGAGTGATGCTGGTACAATTAAACGTATGGACGTAAGTGTTATTGCAGAAGTTACTGATGCTTCGGCAACTGCTCTTGCGATTG